CAGTCTAATCCGGAAATGCATAACCTTCACGCTGCGTACAAACGTATGTACCAAGCACTTGAGGTCCAGAATATTGATGAGGTGCTGCCACCTCCTCCTCAACCCGAGCCTTTGGATCCAGCTATCGAGAACGCCCGTGCGTTAATGGGCGAGATTCTGACAACATTTCCAGATCAGGATCACGATGCTCACATCCGCATTCACTTGATGTTTATGCAGACTCCCTTGGTGTCTACGTCTCCGACAGTCATGGGTACGTTTTATGCTCATGTCATGGAGCACCTATCTCAGAAGGCCCGTATGATGGTTGAGACAGAAATTGCCGAGATTATGAAACAGGCTCAAGCCTCTGTAAGCGCGGGACAGCTTGATCCACAGGCTGCTCAAGCACAAATGGCTCAAGTTCAGCAGGATATGCAGGACCCAGCGCAGATGGAAAAACTGATATCCATGCAGATGGAGCAGTTAATGACTGAGGTGATGCCGCAGCTTATGCCTCAAGGCAACAGCCCTATGGACGATCCGCTGGTGCAGATTCGTATGCAAGAGTTGGCAATTAAAGAAAAAGATCTACTTCGTAAGACGGAAGAAGATCAGGGTCAGATGTTGGTCGAGCTTCAGAAGATGCAGCAACGTGCAACCACTGACTCTGCAAGAATCGAAAGCCAAGAAGAAATCGCGGATAACCGGAACGAGGTTAATCGTGAGCGCATCGACATCCAGCGACAGAAAATTCAGCGAGGGTAAAATGCCATTAAAATCTGGTAAGTCACAGAAGACCATTAGTGACAATATCCGCACCGAAGTTTCGGCGGGTAAACCTCAAAAGCAGGCGGTTGCTATTGCTTTAAGTAAGGCTGGAAAAAGTAAGTATGCGAATGGCGGGATGGTAAAAAAGTTTAGCCCTATCGCTCGACCTCAAAGGTTTATGGGCGTGTTTTAATGTTGGGGTTTGAATTATGGATCCATTTACTGCCATGGCGGCAGCAACTGCCGCTTATAACGGGATAAAGAAAAGTGTTCAATTCGGGCGGGAACTGTCCGAAATGTCAAACTCTATATCTTCTTGGAGTAAGGCTGTCAGTGATTTAAACTTTTTAGAAGACAAAGCTAAAAAGCCCCCAATGTACAAGATGTTTACTCCCACTCAGTCAGATGCCCTAGAGATATGGGCTCAAAAGCAAAAACTAGACGAAATGAGGGAGGAGCTCCGAGCCTTTATCAGTTGGAATTACGGGCCAAAAGCGTGGGAAGAAATCATCAGGATCGAGGCCCAGCAACGTAAAGAACAACGGGAGTTGGTATACGCCAAGCAGGAGTTTATAGACAAATGTATTAACTGGGCAGTTGGGCTTTCTGCGGCTTTTTCTGGGTTTGGTATCTTATTTGTCGTTATGTATATCATTGGCGCAAATCAAGGTAAGTGGTAATGCAAGGAATAATTCTACCTTTTGTTTTGGCAAACTCACTGCTTAACCCTGAGTATGTGACTTGTTCTCTATGGAAATATACGGAGACTGAGCAGGACGGTAAGATCTGTATATACTTAGGTAAAAACAAGACTATAGCATACCACTACGCTCAAAAGTCGTTTAGAGAATGTCCTCGTCAGTTCCAATGTAGATACTCTCCTAACTCTAAGCCAAAGATTAGAATCAAAGATATTTTAAAGGGTCTTTCGGATGGGTTCTGATGTACATCTATGTGACTTATATGGGCCGAGTAAAAACTCCGCACTGGTCTGTTGTAGACAAAAACGGGAAAATCATTATAATAACACGCTACAAAGACATTGCTTTGAGTTACGCAAGATGGAGACAAAACCGTGACAGAGTTTGAGAAAGCTGACACTAACGGAAGCGGCGTAGTGGAAAAGTCCGAGTGGGATGCTCTTGACTATGAGGACAGGCGCAGAAGGCTTGACGATGAGGATTCCAAACGGGACCAACAGCGCAAGATGGTTTGGTTTGCTTTGTGCGGAATGCTCCTTTACCCGTTTGCGATTATGGTTACGGCCTTGGGCGGGTTGCATGAGGCTGTGTCCGCACTGTCATCTATCGCTGGCGTTTATTTTGTCAGCGTGGCTGGTATCGTTGGAGTGTTTTTCGGCGTCACTAACATGGGGAAAAAATAATGATACAAGCATTTTTAGGACCTATTGCAAATCTAGCGGGGACTTGGTTGAACTCGAAAGTCGAAACCAAGCAGGCCGAGACGAGGATGAAGGTTAGCGAGGCAGACGCGAGAGCAAAAATTATGCTGTCTGCTGCCACGTCAGAAGCGGATTGGGAAAAGATTATGGCCCAAGGTACGCAGAACAGTTGGAAAGACGAATACCTGGTAATACTTTTTAGTATACCTCTTATACTTTCGTTTACCGGAGAGTGGGGAAGAACGGCTGTGGCGGATGGTTTCGGTGCGTTGTCCAATATGCCTGAGTGGTATCAATATACGTTAGGCGTGATCGTAGCGAGTAGCTTCGCCGTGAGGTCCGCTACCAAGTTCTTTGGCCGAAATAAATAATGTGGATTTTAGTCTGGCTGACTGTAACTAACCTACACGGGTTGCAGTACTTTCAACTAGGCGCATACGAAAGCAAGGCTCTTTGTCTACAGGAGCAAGAGAAAGCAAGGGTGATGATCACTCAGATTAACATCACGGTTGCATGTGTTCAAACAATAGTTGAGGTGAACGAAAATGAGTGACGCTCTAAAGATACTGCAGAAAAAATGCGGGTGTACACCGGACGGATCTTTTGGACCGAACACGGCTCGAGGTATCGCAGAGCATTACGAGCTATCCCCAGAACGCGGGGCTCATCTGTTGGGTCAAATTATCCATGAATCTGGTACGTTTAAGTATGTTCGTGAAAACTTGAACTATAGTGTTGACGCAATGATGAAGGTTTGGCCTAGCCGTTTTCCCACAGAAGAGAGCGCAAAGCCATATGAACGAAACCCTAAAGCACTGGCGGATAAGGTGTACAGTGGTCGTATGGGCATTCCCGAGGGCGAAGGCCACAAGTGGATAGGTCGTGGATTCCTTCAGTTGACCGGGTATAACAACGTTAGAGCTTTTTCTATAGACATGCGAGTTCCAGAGGTGATGACAGATCCGTCACTCTTGGAAGAAGATTATGCCTTCGACACAGGCGTCTGGTTCTTTAAATCCAACAACCTATGGAAAATTTGTGATGAAGGTGTTAACGATGATACAATCAAACGCCTCACTCGAAAGATAAATGGTGGGTACACGGGGTTAGATCATAGGATTAAAGAAACAAACAAGGTCTACGGATGGTTAAAATAGACCTCTTGAGGAAGGACCCACTATGACTACAATAATGATCAGCATTTTGCCGGACGGAATGCCTGTCGATAAAATGGAAGAGAGCGAAGAGGGACAGGCTTGTCCGATTCCCACTCAAGATCCTGACGCCAACATGGAAAACAAGGATATGGCGGAGTATGAGCATAACTATACTGAGGCCCAACTTGAAGATGAGTGCTGCGGAACTTGTTCTAATTTCAACCAAACGTCTGAAATGATGGATTGCATTGGTGATGACACAGGGGATTTAGGCTATTGTCAAAGTTTAAAATTTGTATGCTCTGCGGAGAATGTCTGTGACATATGGGTCATTGGTGGTCCGATTACATCTGAGTCACAAGAAGACTACAAGGACATCCTGTAATGGATGTTGTAGACTTGGCGAAACACCTGTATAAGAAAATTGAAGAGCGCGAAAAAGATATTGCAAACGCTCTTTCTCTCGGTGCTGTGAAGGATTGGGAGCAATACAAAATGTCTGTCGGAGAGATACGGGGACTCTCTCTTGCTAGAGAAGAAATCAAGACCCTGCTGGAAAGAAACGTAGACGATGTCGAAGACTTTATATCTTCCTGATTCCGTTGCGCAGAAAATGAACAAAGAGAAAGCTGCAACCGCAGCCCCATCTTCGTCGTTAGATAGCGCGTATGTGACATCAGAAGACCGGGTGCTAGACCCAAATCTCCTAGAAAAACCACTGCTAGACAGACTTCCCCAGCCCACAGGCTGGCGTCTTTTGGTTATGCCCTACCAGGGAAAAGCAAAAACAGCGTCTGGCCTTTATATCCCAGAGGAAATTCGAGAACGTGAGGCGGTTGCTACGGTAGTAGCCTATGTCATGCGTTTAGGTCCCTTGGCGTATAAGGATGAGGGAAAGTTTGGCCCTGATCCAAAACCTTGGTGCGAACAAGGTCAGTGGGTATGTATCGGAAGATACTCCGGTTCAAGGTTTAAGATCGATGGCGGGGAGGTTCGTATCATCAACGACGATGAAGTTATCGCGACTCTTCTTGAGCCAGATGATGTAAAACAGTTATAGGAGACATGATTATGTCAGAGGAAAAAATGGTGGCCGAAGATCAAGAACAGGAGCAAGTGTATATTGACACTGAACCTGAGTCTGAGAGTGCCTCGGTGGAAACTACTCCAGAAACAAAAGTAGAGACTTCTAACGGTGACGAAGAGCTCGACAGTTATAGTAAAGGGGTTCAGTCCAGAATTAAAAAACTGACTGAAAAGTATCGCAAAGAAGAGCGAGATAAATCTGAAGCTGTTCGTTTATCACAAGAATTGATTAACGAAAATAAACAGCTAAAGACCCGAATGCAGGCTTTAGACACTGGGTATTTATCTGAGTTTGGCACTCGTCTG